GATATTACCAAGAATCGTTGCTAGTGCATTACGATCAGTAATTCTTGTATGTTTTTGAAGTTGTTCTAAAACATACTGCTCATTAGGATTACAAGTTGGACATGTCCACTTCTTTTCAATGACTTCAATCTTGATTGCTTTTTCTTGATTTACAGAAACATCAATTTCTGGTGGAGTTTTAATTTCACTAATTGAAGGATAAGCACATGCTGCTGGGATAGAGATTGAAAGTAGACCAAGAAGAATTTTGTTAAACATTTAATTAATAGAAATCGACATCCGTCACAAGAACATAATGCTCTTCACGGCACGGGATATTTAGTGACTCAATCGTCACCAAGATATTCCAAAGAATAAATCTCATGGTCTTCAACGTTGGGGTCCAACCATTCGGCAAACTCCGATTGAATCGCATGAGCATTCTCTACAGACTCTAGCATATCATAAGTCTCAATCTGACAGAGAGTGTGCATTCTGTCAACTGCCCAATCATGAGTCGTCTTCAGAGTGTCTTCCAAAGTTACCATAGTCTTTACGCATATAGCGTCCGAGAATGTTGCTATTATAGAACGCAGGACTCCCGTTGTCAAGTGCCTCAGATAAGACATTATTTAAGAACAACTGTTTAGTTTCTTCATAATTGCAAAGACCTTTAGTCGTATGCAAACTCAATATCTCTCTATTGAAATTCTCTTTATTATATAATTTTATATCTTCTTTTAATTCGGGACAAGAACCATAATACTTTTTCCAGTCTGATTCTTGTTTTACTTTTCTTTTCTTTCCAGGAGGTTTTCTAAAAGACCAGAAATACTTCCTCCCAAGGTATTTTCGTTGGTTGGACTTATTGGTAATGAGATAAACAAACCCAAAGTAGTCCCCAATATCATCAGAGTCAAAAACTTTCCCATCATATCTCCACGGATTCTCATAGCTCATAATATAATCTTATAGAGCTATTATTTATCTTTAACCGGGACAAACCTAGTCTAGCAATAAAAAAGGGGACTTGTCAAGCCCCCTGAGTATTATTTGAGTTTTGTATCAGCGACGTTGAGCAGCATACCACTTCTCAAAGTCCTCTCTACGCTTATCACCTCTTGGTGGCATAGGAGTCTTTTCTCCACGAACAGGAGCATACTTTTTGCTCTGCTCTCTTTCATACTTTTCAGGGTTGTTGCGAGCCTCTTGTGATTCATCAACGAACTCCACATCTTCTTGACGAAGTGCTTTACGACGCTTTTTCTCAATCTGCTTACGAGTAAGAACTTCACCCTTACCACGATTAGCATCGGGGTCATAGTTATTAGGTGGAGTGAAATTACTTCCAAAAGCCTTAATGTTTTGTCTTACACTAGCAGTTTTTTGCTTATTACTCATACGACGTGAGTCTTCATCAAGAGTGAATTGAGCAACAAGAGAATATGCTTCTTGCTCAGTGTGTCCTCTCTCAATTAGAGACTCAATCATTTGATCGAGTTCCAGTTCTTCCTTCTTCAGATTTGCCTTACGATACTCAAGATCAGCACGGGTGCCACGATCCATTTTACCCTGAGACTTGGGTTTGGTCTTACCACCTACGTCAGGTTGCATACCAGGGTTTGCTGCCTTGACTCTGCGACCGTGAGTGTATTCAGCACCCGACTGCTTGGAGTCACCAGATACCATCTTACCACCAGGAGAGCGGGAGTCAGCATACTCTTTATCGGACTGACCGTGCTTACCCTTGTAGACTTCCTCAACATCTTGAGGTGCATACACTTGATTGTAAAGTTCTTGAATTGTTGTAACGTCGTTGTAGTTCATTTGTTCTTTCCTTGCTCTAGACGTAGCATAATCAGCACCTGCCTTGACAGCACCAGCACCAACAGAAACTGCCTTAGAAGCACCTCTAACCAGTTTCTTAAGTCCTCTCTTCAGAAGACCATCCTTTCTTTTCTTGGGTGCTGCAGATGAACCACCACCTGATGCGGATGATGTTTCACTAGAAGAAGATTCACCACCCGATGCAGATGAAGTGGAAGAAGAACTAGATGATGCTCCACTACCAGACCCCTGTCTGCCTCTTTCATATCCTTTCTTAGCAGCACTCTTGACTGCACTACCTGCTCTCTGTGCCGTTCCTACTGCTCTTGTAGCAAGTCCTACACCACCTTGTACTGCCTTTCCTACTTTCTTGACCGCACCTTTGATTCTTGAAAGTGCTGATGCTTTCTTCTCTGAAGACTTGGAAGTCAATCTTGCTCTTGCTTCTGCTCCTGCATCACGCTCTGGTGCAGCGGATGTCGATTTGGCAGCAGCTGCTTTCATTGCTCTACCAGTTGCAAGTCTATCTTTTGCCTGATCTCTTCTACGTTGAGTTTCTGCAGGATTGACCCTTTCAATTAAAATATCTAAAGAAGCATCAATTGACTCACAAATCGTTTCCTCTAAAATCTCAATGTCAAGTCCCTCTTCCAAGCACTCCTGAAAGAACTCAGTTACTTGCTCTTCAATATACTCATCGGTAAGATCATCAAGATCCTCATCAGTAAATTCATCTAAGATACTTTCAAACTTAGGAGCATATACATTTTCGTAAAGACCTCTAAGTTGTCCATATTCTGATTGTGACAGAGACATTTTTCTTTCTATTATATCCATATATGGATATTTATAAAAAAAGAGGACTCTTAGGAGTCCTCTTCATATGCTTTATAAGCATCATAATCACCAAACATATAGTCGTCAGATTTTGCCGCTTCTAGATATGCCGTATATGAATCAGAGACTAAATCCTGCGAAGGTGTTCTCGGTAACGTCTTGTTTGATTCCTCCAACAATGTAGGATTCGACTTCCGTTTCTTGAGGAGCCACTTGTAAACCTTTCGATGAAATCCAGTGCTCCGTCCAAGGGAGAGGATTATTCTTTGCGGGTATGTCATAGATTGGTTTGAGTCCGATTGCTTTCATTCTACGGTTGGCAATCCATTCGACATACTGCTGCAGCAGTTTATCATTCAGACCAATCATAGATCCATCCTTGAACAGATATTCTGCCCAAAGTTTTTCTTGGTTGACACAGTTCTCAAAAGCACCGATTAACCATTGTTCTTCTTCTTCGAAGATTTTTTTCATCTCAGGATCATCACCTTCTCTCCACTTCTTCAGAATATTCTGAGTAATGGCAAGATGCTGATTCTCGTCTCTGGCAATTAAACCGATGATTTTTGCACTTCCTTCCATAAGCTTGAGTTCGCCAAAAGCAAAACTGCAAGCAAAGGATACGTAAAAGCGAATACCTTCAAGAATATTAACGTTTGCAACTGCTCTGAAAAGTTTGCGCTTGAGTTCATACCTTGCCTCTTGTGCGTATGGGACTTGCTCTAAGGCGTGCTGCCACTCCATAGAATTGTCATACTGATGGGCAGCATTAATAAACTCATTATATGCTTCTGTCACAGTCATCGCACGTTCAACAATGCGATCATCAGTCAGAATGTGATCAAACACATCTGAGGGATCTGAATAAACGTTTTTGATGATATGTGTGTAGGAACGACTGTGAATCATTTCCATGAATCCCCAGACCTCCATACATGCCTCTAGTTCTGGAAGAGAACAATATGGGATAAATGCCATTCCGGGACCACGACCCTGAACAGAGTCAAGCATGATTTGATACTTCAGGTTGGAAGTAAAAATATGCTTCTGCTCAGGACGAAGTGTCTGATAATCTGCACGGTCTTTCTGGAGAGAAACCTCTTCAGGTCTCCAGAAATAACCTAGTTGTTGTGTTGTTAACTTATCAAAAATTGGATACTTGTAAGAATCATATCTTTGAATACCTAGTGGTTTACCGAAAAACATCGGTTGTTTTTTAGTGTCTACTTCCTCCGAATTAAAGACGGTCATTGAATTGACCTTTGGTCTTTCATCTTTATTTGTCTTAAATCTTACAAGACTCACACTCTTCCTCCTCGGCTTGTTCTAGTTGCGAAATTAAACTATCAAGAGACTGATTGGTTTCTTCAACCTCGTCATCTTTCATATCATAGGTATTTTGATAATAACTGGTCTTCCAACCGTACTTATATGTAGTTAAAAGATCTTGTGCCATCACGGACACTGGGATCTCATTGTTGGGATAGTTTTCTGGATTGTAACTCCAGTTTCCAGAGATTGCCTGATCAAAGAACTTTTGCATCACTGCAACAACATTAATATAACCACGATTAGAATTCATCTCCCAAAGAAGATCGTAATGATTTTTGAGAGTAGCATATTGGGGAACAATCTGTTTGAGTGGTCCCTTCTTGCTCTTTTTAATGGACAAGTATCCTCTAGGTGGTTCGATTCCGTTTGTGGCATTTGACACAACGGAACTGCTCTCTGAAGGCATCTGTGCGGACAGTGTTGAGTTCCGAACTCCATACTGTTTAACTTGTGCTCTAAGACCCTCCCAATCATAGTGAAGCTCATTCGGCACAATCTCATCTACGTCCTTCTTGTATGTATCAATCGGAAGAATTCCATTGCCATACTTGGTACGATTACTGTATTCACATGCACCTTTTTCTTTTGCAAGATTGACGGTTGCCTGAATCAGATAATATTGGAATGCCTCAGTGAGGTTGTGGACCAGTTTCCAGGTCTCAGGATCGTCATACTTACGGCAGTTCTTTGCAATGTAATGTGCGAGTCCGATGTATCCGATTCCTAACGAACGACGTGCTCTGGTTGCGATCTCTGCTGCTCTGACTGGATACCCTTGGAAATCAATGAGTTCATCAAGACTCCGAACAGCAAGATCACAAAGAACATCAAGATCCTCAAGATCCCTAATTTTACCAACATTAATAGCACTAAGGATACAGAGAGCAATTTCCCCAGTTTCATCATCGATGTGTTGTAAAGGTTTAGTGGGCAGAGTAATCTCTTGGCACAGGTTGCTCATCTCAACCTTGTCCATAAAGGACGAGTGAGAGTTGCAGTGGTCAATGTTCATAATATAGATTCTACCAGTTTCTGCTCTTTCTTTCAAGAGATCGAAAAATAGTTCTTGACCTCCAATAGTTTTTCTTGGAATAGACTCATCTCGTTCATAAGCATCATATAGTGCATCAAATCCATCAGTGCCAAAAGCATCATACAGACCAGGAACGTCGTGCGGACTGAAGAGTGAGATGTTTTCGTTTTTGATGAAACGTTCATAGAAGAGTTTGCTGATCTGAATAGAATAATCTAACTTACGAACACGGTTATCTTCTGTTCCTTTGTTATTCTTCAGAACGAGGATGTCTTCGATTTCTTGGTGCCAGATTGGGAAGTGGACAGTCGCTGATCCACCTCTGATGCCATTTTGAGTGCAGCATCTGACAGTTGCTTCAAACTTTTTGAGGAATGGGACAACACCTGTGTGCTGAACTTCTCCACCTCTGATTTTACTGTTGATCCCACGGATTCTGCCTGCGTTGATACCGATGCCCGCCCTTTGTGCAACGTATCTGCCAATAGCCATATCAGAGCTAAAGATAGAATCGAGGGAGTCATCAACATCAACAAGAACACAGCTAGCATATTGTCGAAGTGGAGTTCGCACTCCCGCCATGATAGGTGTGGGAATGTTGATTTTGTGCTTTGAGATTGCGTCATAGTACTTCTTAACGTAATCGAGACGAGTCTCTTTAGGATACTTGGAGAAGATGGTTGCTGCAATCAGCAAGTACATAAACTGTGGTGTTTCATAAAGAACACCACTACTCCGATCCTGTACAAGATATTTATCTACAACCTGCCTCAAACCGGCATATGTGAACAAATAGTCACGATCATGATCAATATATGACTGAAGTTTTTCAAACTCTTCATCAGTATAGAGATCTAAGATCTCACGATCATAAACTCCCTTATCAACACATTCGATAACATGATCTTTCAAGATGGGAGTATCGTGCATACGACCATACAACTGCTTACGAGTAGCAAACAGAAGCAGACGTGCTGCTACAAACTGATAGTTGGGGTGGTCAAGATCAATCAGATCACTTGCAGAACGGATTAGAATCTCCTGAATCTCTGCTGTTGAGATGCCATCATAGAACTGAATACCAGACTGCATCTCAACCTGAGATGCAGAGACCCCTGCGAGGTCCTTACATGCCTCCTCCACCATGACATGAAGTTTATTTAAGTCGAGGGGTTCTGTTTTACCATTTCTTTTTACGACTTTAGTCCCGTTGCTCATATTTTTTTCCAGTTGTTAAATTTAATTTTTGCTTCTAAACCTGAGTAGGTATTTGATTCTAACATAGACATGACATCGTGTCCAGCAAGAACCATGTCATTAATGTCTTTTTGTTGAATGTTACTTGGCCATATGACTATGGAGTAACCGTTATCGATTGTCTTTCGGATTCTTTGGACAATCTCTCGATTTCGTGGTTCGTTATCATAGATGTAGACAACATTGCTGATCCCCCAACCACTAATATCAAAATCAGCTCCGCACATAGCAATCGAGTTGCGAATGAACGTTGAGTCAAAAGGACCTTCTGCAATGTAGACGGGAAAGGTTTTGTCAATCGTATCGAGTCCATAAACTTTAGGAGCCTCCTCGTCCAACATCACGGTGATATATTTAGTGAATGATTTGCCCAGTGCTCTGCCCTGAAAACCGATAAGATTTTTGTTCTCATCATACATTGGTATCACTATGCGACTTTCATCCCTAGTGATAGTGTCGAATGTTTGTTTTTGTGTATTCGTCCACTCCATGAACTTGTCAGCAAAATAAAACTTATCCGGATCTATTTTGCGATTTACTAGATATTCTTTTGCTGCAGGATCACTTGATGCCTTTGGAAGATTGATAGATTTTCGAAAGACTGGTTTAGCAAATTCTAACTTTGGTGCCTCAACAACAAAGTTTTTTCCAGTATGACCTTCTTTAAACTTCTCAAGAGTATATTGTTTATGAAGAGTAGGATCTATCGTCTTCACAAAGTTGTTGAAAGACATACTAGAACCACAGTTATGACACTTAAAGTTAGTATTATTTTTGACCTGGTAGATGTATCCCCGTGTCTTATTTTTATTCTTTTGCGAATCCCCACAAATGGGACACCGAAAGTTATATAGATTATCCTTGACTCTCTTAAACTTTTGAAGACGTGAAGATACTAAACCAATATACTTGGAGTCAACCAGATCCATTATGAGAGAGTATTATTTTGCTGGTTCTATTATAACCTGCTGAGGGGTCGGAGTCAAGAAGATGGGTGCCAGTCTGCTACCTGCACCAATGATGAGTGCTGCAACAACTAGCACTCCACCAACTTGCCAACGGAACTTTGAAAATGCCTTTATTTCTACCTGAATACGATCTATTCTTTCGTGAATAACTTTATGATCCTTCTCACTTTCTATTTTCAACTCATCAATCATCTTGATGATGAGAGCGTCAGTCTTCATACTTTGCTCAATTCTCTCGTCGTGCTTCGTGAGAATTTGAGCAATACGATTATTACCTTCTGATATTTTTTCTACCGCTGCTTCCAGTTTGGTAAGCATTTCGCGGGATAGGTCCTCATAGATATCAAGTTTAGATTCAAGAACCGCAACTTTAGAACCTTGAGAGAACATCACATCCCTCCAGACCAACGTTTTCTGGCACCAGGCATCAAACCCCTAGCAATGATTGGTGGTTTCTTTTTCTTTCTAACTGGTGGTTGATCTGGTGGCAATCCAGCAATCGCACCACTCGATGCATTATTTGTAGGTACGGCAACATCCTCTCTGAGAGAACGAACCATATTCATAATATTTTCTAATCTCTTATCGTCCATTAGATCGAATGCAACTCTGATAAACAATAACTGTCTTCTTCAATATCAGTGATATCTGTTCTTGGATATTCTGGTATTCTATTCAAAAATACTAGAAAACTTTTTATGTAAGGCCAGAGATCACGTTCCAGATTATAAAACAGTAAGGGAACTGCTGCATCATTAAAGACATTGAACAAGACAGTTAAATGATTGAGTATGAGATGAGTTTTCAATTCCCCAGTATTTTTATATCTTTTCAGTAATCTTTTGATGTATTTGATACGTTTTAAATCGTCTTCAAAATCATCTTTGGTTACTGCCTGGGGATTGTCGTAAAATTTTATAGCGAAGAGTAGATAGTTACTCTCATTCAATTCATCAAACCTCATAGATTATCAGCTATCTGGGAATCTTGTGTCGTCATCAGCATCGGAAGTAGTCAGAATTCCGATAGCAACTAAAGTTTCACTCTTAACTCTAGAAACTCCATGACAGTCGGTGTAGGTCGTAATACCAACCCATCCCTGGTGAGCAACTGCATATGCTGTTGTTGCAGCAATGCCAGTTTCAATTCTATCTACACCAAAAACTGATGTGAATACTGGGTTTGTTGAGAAACCAGTGGTTTTAGTTTCAGGTGCTCTGTAATGAGAATCGAGAACCGTGTAAAGTGGCTCTCCAGAGATCTCATAAGTAGTTGAAGGAACTGTGGTAAGTCCACTTACAAATCCTTCAGTACTAGCAATCGAAAGTGTTGTAGAAGTTACTCCCGTAACGATTGCATAACCATAAGTTGCTCCTGCACCAACGGTAATTACATTACCAGCAGTAACTCCACCATCAGTGAAACTAACGACACCAGTTGTACCAGTTACTTCACCAGTGGTCAAATTAACTTGGACTGTTCCGTCAGAATATACTAAGTCTTTATTGCCCCAAAGAGCCATGTTCCCTTACCCTATAATTCTTTATATTGATATTTATATCAATCAGATTCTCTTGTTTTGATTGCCTTAGTGACAACCTCAAGAAGTTGATCGTCCATATCAGTCTTGGTCAGCTTAACCGCTTTACCCAAGATAACAAGACAGATCTCAACCAGCTTCTCACCGAGTTCTTCGTTTTCTGGAATTTTGTTAACGGCATCGGTGATTACCTTTGATGCGAGTGGAAGTAAAAATCCTAACATAATAGATACCAATTAT